TCGCGGCGTATATGGCCGCTGTGTAACCAGCAGGTCCAGAACCTATTATCAATACCTTTGTGTGTTTATTCTCTTTCATATACCGCGTGTGATCCGTTCTCCCCATCCTCAGCGACGTCTATCTCGATCCGTCTGCCTGGGTATCTTTTCGCTATTGCCACGTAAAGGTCATCTGAGATCATCTCACAGCTCTTGTAGTCTAACTTCATCGTGCCATCCGCGTACATGTTCTCCATCCATCTCTTGAACTGTATGAATTCTATGTCCCTGTCATCGTGGAACACCTCTATGGCCACCTTGAAGTGGAATATGTGTCTGTGTGGGTGTCCAAGGAAACTCACATCATACTCGTCCCCGGTTGCTAACTTAGGATCATCCAGTGCCGCCGGGTACTTGTGGATACCCTCCTTGCGGAATGTTACCCATATCATCTTACTTGCCTTGCCAGCCTGTTCCTTCAATGCCTGGTCTCTCGCTTCTTCTGTGTTCATCGTTTAACCTTCCTTTTCAGTTTCTCTTCTAATTTTTTAACTTTGTCTTCCAGATCCTCCACCCTCTTCACGTAGTAGTCGGTTCCATGGAATCCCATCTTCTCCAGTTTCTTGTTCCATCTCGTCCACTCATTATACATAGACATTCCCATGTCCGTTTTAGATTGCTTTCTTGACATCCGCCTCCTCCATGGGTTCATCTTTCTTGTATTCAGACCAACTAGTGAATCCCGCTGACTGCTTGAAGTGATCCATTGTCATGGTCCACACGCCTGGGTTGGTCTTGTTGAAGTCCACGTCGTCCACCTTGATGCACAGGTTATCGTCACCCTCTGAGTCTGGGAATATGATGGAACAGAAAGGTATGAACTTCTCCTCCGTCCATATCTCTTTGAATCTTTCCTTGATTTCCGCGTGATCCTTGTGCGGGTAGTCTATGGTGCACCAATAACCTTTCCTCATCAATCTCTTGATCATCTGTGGTTGGTTTGCGATGTTGTACATGAATGTTCTGTTGGCACCGAAGTATATGGCCTCGGCATTTACCTTTTCTGCCAGTGCCACGATCTGGTCAAAGAACAAGTCATTGCGTGCCAGGAACAAGGTCTGTTTGCCATATGCTGGTGTGTGTTCTATTTCCAGTCCTGAAAAAATACCTACACTGTCACTCTTGCCTGTCTTGTAATCTCTGTCCATGTTCTTATTATACGATGTGTTTGTTATCTTGTCAATGTGGCTTTTGCCTTAGCAATGGCGTCCTTGATCATTAACTTGGTCCTCTTCAACCTAGTAAGAACTTCTTTGCTCTCGTAACTCCTGTCCTTGAGCCTGTCCTTGGTAAGTTGTGCTACTTTCTTGTCGAGATACTGATGCTCTTCTTCAAGTTTCTTAAGTTTCTTGCTTTTCTTTCTTTTTGTTACCATTTTTGTCCTCCTATTCGAATAATGAACTGAAGTTGTTGGTGCCTTTACCACCACCCGTTGCCCTGGCCCATCTGTTGCCCCTGATGTCTGCTAGGTAACTTGATGCGCCTGCGATGACATCCATTGGTTTCTCTGATGTGAATACTTCTTCAACAAAGGTGTTAAAATATAGTATGTTCCTTGGAACGTATATGCTGGGTTCATCGGTCTTGTCACTGGCCTTCGTTTTACGCCAGTGTTTGACTTCTGGTCTGTGTTTCAAAGATTCTATGTCATTGAGATCGTTTGCGATCTGTATGGCCCTGATCTGGTTGTAGACATTGTGTGCCATCATCAGCACGTAACTGAAACTGTCCCAACTGGTTGCGCCGACTTTGCCATTCTTGTTGAGATCATTCTCACCGTAGTAACAAACATCGCCCATGTTTAACCTACGACCTATTCCGCTATCAAACGGAAACTGTATTTTTGATCCTTTCAATCTCTTGTCATCCGGTGCCTTGTCCATCACGAACGACCATCTGTCTGGTGTAAATGAGTTGTGTGTGTATACAAGTCCATTGGCGGTCGATAGGAACGCCGATGCCGAATCAAAACTTATAGTGAAGTTGGCATTGATGTGTTTCCTGACCTGTCTCTGTACCTGTGTGAGATAACAACCCCAGTCCATCTGAGATGTGCCTAATACGTGCATCCAATCCTTGCCATCTAATTTCTTCTCGTCCCTCATGATGATCAAACGTTTGAGCATGACCTCCATGTCGCACATGTTGATACCACCCATTGCCCATCCTTCAAATTCGAAATCTTTGACAGCGTCATACCATATCTGTGCTGTGTTCCAATCATCGCCCTGTAGCACGTTCAACAGTTTGGTCTGTCCCAGTCTGTTCTTCTGGAAGAACTTGTTGTTGTATATGGTTCCATCTAACGTGTCCTGGAAACTGTTCAATCCTGTTTTTGGCGAGTTCAGATCATCTGCCGCCCATGTAGGTACGTCTAATGTCATGGCCCAGTCACTTGTTAGTTCTAACCAGTTTAGTATGTCCGATCTTACCTTGTTTGCTTTGTTACCCTCGAAATCTTTCCAATCAAATTTTATCACACCCTTGCCGATCTGATATCCACCCGAGTCTCCCACTATAGTGCTGAATTTCCTGTCCCTGTTTACGAACATGTGATCCCTGTCACCCACTTTGTCCATGTCCAGGCAGGCGTGTCCCGCCGAGTACAGTGCCGTTGGGTATGTGAACATGCCCTTCTCAGGGTTAAGGAAGTTCAATCCTTCCACACCATTCTCGAAACCTTTTGGGATCCGTTCTTCTGCGATGTGTTTGCCCTCTGATACTCTTTGTTTTGAAATGAATGTGTTGTAGAAATTTGATATCGCAGGCAAGAACACCGCGAAGTCTCTGCTGAGTTCCCCTAGATGTTCTTGCTTTGCGTTAGTCGTCATTATTGCGCCTGTGCTGGTATAATGTACTGGTACTTGCCCAGTCCTGAATCAACAGAGACCATCATGGCACCCTCGTTAGAGAAGTGCAACGTGACCTTGGCTGAGTCAGAAAGTTTCAGTATCTGTAACACCTGCCCCACCGGCCAACTCCAACCCTTGTTAAGTGTGCCCTTAACGTCGGTTGCGAAAACGAACTCTCCACCGTGTGACGCTTGGTCACCAAAGGTGAATATCAGATTTCCATCCTCCGTCCTCACGACGAATGAATTGTGTTCTGTGTTTGCTGTGGCCTGGAAGTTGAATCTCTGCACACTAGCCACCGTGGGTTCGATCTCAACGTCCCACTTAACACCCTTGAACTTCACGGTCTTAAGTTTCTCGTTGATGATCTCGGCGTTCATGAACCTGTAGTCGTTCTTGAAGTCACCCTTTTCATTCTCGAAATGGATTCCCGTCGGAACCGTTGCGCCGTTTCTCTCACCGGACAACACTGTTATGTTCGCCTTCTCCTTGTACTCCGGACACTTCAAGTGTATGTCCAGTTTGCCCATCTGTGGCATTCCGAACGTACCCGTCATCTCCGGTTGTGGTTTGTGAAAAGACCCTTGCAGGATCACAGATCTGTCCTCGGCCATTGAGTCGATTGCTGTTTCTTTATCGTCCCCAGTGATCTTAACCAGATCCAAGAATCCCAATCCATGCGTGTGTTTAACGATGTCTTTTAAGATGTCTATCATAATACCCTAATTGTACATGATATTTAGGTCTTAGTCTAGTGTTATTTCAGAAATTCCATACACGACTGGATTTTGTTTACCAGGCTTCTGGAATATGGCGTAACTGGCACCGGGTCGAAATTGTCCCATCTCGATGATCTCGTATCCTTCTTGTTGGATGATCTCCGTCATGGCTGTTTTGGTGTTGTAGTTCCAGTAACCCTTCTTGGCTAGTGTCAACTCCTGGTCATAGTGGCAGTCAGCATATTGTATAAAACAATGCCCTCCTGGTACCAGCACTCTTTTGATGTCGTGTAGATATTGTTGTATGTGTTGCTGTGTGAAGAATGGGAAGGTGTCCCAACTGAAAACCAGATTACAACTGCCTTGTGGAATGTTAGAGCACTCTGTGTTCTTTGTGAGATAAAATTTAAGATACTTTTGGTGTTGTGGTGGAAACATTTTCCTTATGATGTCCTCACGGTCTTGCAGTATGTCCAGGAAGAAGTTGAGTCTCCATGCCCTGAAGTCCATAGAGAACATTCCATTACCTGGTCCGATCTCGAGGCTGTTGTAAATATTGGATCTACCAAACTGGAATATCTTCTCCTGTATCATTTTTTTCAACATCTCATCGACCACGGGTTTTTTTCTCTTTTCATCTATGTCCATGCGGAACCATTCCGGTGTCTTGTCTAACCTGTCTATGACCTGATCGTTGTTGGCATCCACCGCCATGGCAAGATCCTTCAATATCTTGAGATTGCTGTCTATCAGTTCCTGAAGGTCCTCTTTCTTGACACGCTCCAGTTTCTCTATCAGCAGTTTGATCTCTTCTATGCTCAGCATGTGTGTATTTAGAACTCGAACAGTTTGTTGAAAGTGTTTGTGGTTTCAGTTGATTGAACGTCCCACTCCAGCACGCCAATCAGGTTGTCTATCTTCTGATCCAATATTGTTGCTTCCATGGCATCACCGTCGAATGGTAGTTCCTTGAACCATTCCGGGATACGCATCTCGTCCACCGGATACGCTATGCTGGTGTAACCCAGTGGGTTGTTCTTGAGTTTGCACACGATCACTTTGGCACCATCCGTTATGGGCATCGAGTACTTGTCTCCGTACATCTCCCTGCACCTGTTCCAGTTCATGCTGGCCCTCACGTGTCCCGGCATGTTGGTCTTGCCCTTCTTGGTCTCCTCCTCCGTGTATTTGGTCATGTTGTTGGCCCTCTTGGGAGATCCTTTCTCCCAGCCCGGTCTGGACTTGAACTCCGCCCTGAACTCGCTTATCTTCTCTAGTACCTCTTTCTCAGGTATGCCTGTCAGCACCATGTACAGCAGGTCACTCAGGAAGTCCTGCACGAACACCGGGGTGTCTGATCTTTTCAGGTCCAGTCCCATGGCCTTGACCTTGCCCGCCTTGCCTTCCGTGTCCACACGGTTGCCTTCCTTGTCGTAGTACAGCACCGCGTACCTCTTCTTGGTTATGAACAGTCCTTTGCTGGCGACCAGTTCCCTGCCCGCCGCTATGACTTCTCCACGTGTGCTTGGTGTGTGGAATGCCCGGGTCATGAATGCCTTGAATGATCCATTGACTTCTTCTGCTATTCGATCATACAGTGCCACAACTGAATCTTTTGTCCATGGAATCACGCCCTCCGTAATCTCTTTCTGTAGTGTCTTATATGCCGAGAAGTACACCGAGTCAGTGTCGCCGTACACCACGCTCTCGCCCTTGTGATCGTATTTGCCTGCCACTATCTCGTTCACCTTGCTGGCCATGTGTTTTGTGATACATCTCCCGGTTAGTGTCACACTCTGTCCGATCCTGATGTCAAAGAACCTACAGCCTGGATTCAATATGGCTCCATACAGACTGTTCAAGTTAATCTTTTTGACCAGTTGCCTCTTGTCCCAGTACTCCCGTTCTATCTCGTTGTCGCCACACTCCCGCATCTTCTTCTGCATCTCCTGTCTCTCAGCGTACCAACGCTTCAATAGTCCTGGAATGATTGCCTCGTACTCGTATGTGAATATGGTTCCGTTGGCACTCAGCATCCACTTGTTATTGCCATCGAACACTATGTCATACAGTTGTGCCGCGCTCATACGCACACTGGTCTTGTCCTCCCAGTCCACAACCACTTCTGTGCCCTTGTCCTTGTTCATGACGGCTTGATACTCCCATGATCCAAACTGGCTGTCCCACGCCTGTGCGAATGATTTCTTCTGGTGCTTGGCCCTGTTGATCTCCGCTGATGTTATGATGGGCCTTATCTGACCTATGATGGTCTCTGGTCCCATGTTCAACGCACGGATCACGCTTGGGTACAGTGAGTTGATGTCGATGGATCCTATCCAGTCGTGTATTCCCTTCTTGGGTGTGGCCACGTATGCGCCTGCCGCCGGTTGGTTCTCCTCGCCCTCCTTCTTGTACTTCCTTCCTGGCACAATCATGCCACGCCTGTGTGTCTCGTTAACTATTGCCTGTTCCGTCACCGCAACTGCACCCATCGTTGTTTGCAGTAGCACGGTGTTCTGGTGTGCTATTTCGTTGGCCAGTTCTATGAACTTGAGTTTCTTCTCCAGTTTGGCCAGTAGTGCGGTGTCTTGCCTGTTGTACTCTATGAATAGGCCAAAATCGTTCTTGTACAGGTTGTCCAGTGATCCCTCGTAAACCGTCTTCTTCTCGCCCAGTTCATGTTCACCTATGGCGTCTAGTCTGAAACTGTGTCGTTCCTCGTATGTGTACTTCCTGTACAGTTCCAACAGATCTAGGTGAACTCTGCCTATGAGGTCAAAGCTCAACTGCTCCCTGCCGTATTTCTCGAATATCCTCTTCCTGGGCTTCTCACCCCAGAAGCACAACCTACGTGTGTCATCTGAACTCAGCACCTTCTGTATTCTTCCCACGGTGTAGGGAATATCATAACCCTCCGAGTTCCATCCACTCAATATGTCAGCGTCCTCCACCAACTGTAGGAAAGCGTCCAGCATGTCCTTCTCCTTCTCGAACAGCATGGTGTTTGGGAACCTCTCCGTCAGCACCTTGGCGTCTGACATGGATATGGTCTTTGGTGGCACGGCCAGTGTGACCAGTTGGTCCGTCCAGCCCATGTAACAACTTATGGCAGTTATGGGCATGAACGGATCATCTGTTGTTGAGTAACCCCGATCTGGATCGAAGTCCACCTCAATATCGAAAAACATCACGTTCAGTTTTGGCGTCTCCTTGCCTAGGTAGTTCTCTTCCAAACACCTGAACACGGGATTGATGTCCTGTTCGTACAGTTGCTTGTTGCTTCTTATCCTCTGTTCCTTTATGAATTCCTTGTGCGTGGCACAGGTCACTTTCTGTAGCGCCTCGCCCGTCATCGATCTGTGTTTGCCCCTGGCGTCAGGGTAGTAGAACACGTACCTGGCGTCATACTCCACGAACACGCGACCCTTCTTGGGATCACGCTCCACCACGTAGATCCTGTCCTCATCCTTTTTAAATAATGCGTCTATGTAACTCATCTTACCACCATCCCGCGGCCACTCCGTATCCGAATATATTAACACACGCGAAGTAGAAAGTCAAAATCATAACCCATGCGGCACCACGCCTGTATGATGCGTAACATTGTGTCAATGCACCAACTAGGAATCCCGGATACACTATGAGCATGTTGGGATCTCTGGCGGATATCGCTAGTGTGAGGCTGGCCGCAACCGTGAAAACGAAACTGACCAGTTCGTAGTAGAACGCGGTCTTGTCGCTTTCATAACTGTGGAGCCAGAATGATCTGACTCGGCTTAACATTAAAGTTTGCCGGCCGTGTTTAGGATGCTCTCCAGTGTGTCCATCTCGTCTGCGATGTTCTGGTAGTTGCCCTTGTGTGCGACTGATATCGCCTTGTTGATCAATGCTGGTTTAAGTTCCAATTCTTCAGCAATTGCCTTGACTGTGTCTTTTAAACCACCTTTGAGATCTTCCACTTCACCCAAAACCTGTGAGCCCTGTGATATGATCTGTATTAGTTTCTGCTTCTCAGCGTCGTTGAAATTTCTTACTGCCATTTGTTTCTCCTGTTGTTGAGCATGTATTATATTATACTTTGTGGGGTATGTAAACTATTTTTTCTTGGTGGCCACGTTCTTGGCTTTACCACGCCTGTTGGGATTTGGGTCCTGTCTTCTCTTCCTCTGTGCCGCACTCGCGCGACCCTTCTTGCCCAGTGCGTAGGCCTTCTTGGCTGGTAAACATTTTGGTTTGCCTTCATTCTCACTGCCACGAGCACAGGCTCCACGGATCTTGCCCTTGGGACCGAATCTAACCCATTTCTGTTTGAACCATTTCTTGAGGTCCTCGTTCAATGTCTCTGCCATTATGATGTCGCCACAACGCACACAGAAGTCGATGTCCTCACGTTTGACGCAGTTGGGCACACGTTTTCCGAACATGGTCTTCATGCCCCGCTTCTCGTATCCCTTCCAGCATTTCTCTGTGATTACGTCCGTGATCCTCATTTGCTCTTGTTACCCCAGTTGGCCGCACCCTTCTTGCGACACTGAAC